GAGGCCGTTAGGCGCTCCTGCTCTCTTTTTCTTCCTTTCTCTTTTCCGCTGCGGGTTTCTCATGGTGTTGAGAAGCTGCAATGGTGATCTAGGTAGAAAAGAAAACGTTGGGTTGTTTTTGATGTGTAAACACAAGTTTATACAACCTAAACAGCCTCCCGAGGTTGCAGAACTAAATCTGCTGACATTGGCCAATTAGTGAGAGATCACTAAGAGACCAAGGTACCCATTTCACAACGGGTACTATCACGGACCCGAGAGGGACGCGTTGATCGTAGGTGCTTAAAGCACCCAGATCAATCCATCCCTTCTCCCACATCTTTTCGTAGTCGATCAACCCCGGCTGATGCCGGAGTTGCCATTCATGGTATTTAAGCCATGAAAAGAGCTCGGAAATTTCCGAGCCATCGCGCCACGATGGGATACGTACTCTGAAACCAATGCTCTTCGTCAGAACGACCTGATACCAAGGTATCTTGACGTCTGCCGGAGGCTCCATACGAAACTTCAGCAACCTGTTGAAGTTCGTCGGATTGGGTGAGATGAGCGAACCCTTCTCACCAGAGAACGTTGTGGAAATGTACGGACCGAGCATCACGGTCTTGCCCCCGATACGTAGTCTACTATGTAGTAGGCTATGCACGAGGTAAGCACGAGATGTCCGATAACCGCGTACGTATAGCGAATTGCTGTACGACACGGCTGCTGATACAATTTCACATTGTGTGGTCCAGGAATTGAGATTACCGACGAGACGCTTAAAGCGTAACGACTGAATCTCAACCCCCCGATATGCTTCGGTTCCGCATGCTTCTCTGAAGCACCCAGTTGTAAAGGATTTTCGCGTGTTAACGCGAAACCTCAACAATTGAAGGACTTCAATTAAGTAGTCGGCACTGAAGTAATCGATGATAATGTCATCGCCGAACACGCGTATCGTCTCGCAATTATGCAAGGCAGGTATGCGTACCCGGTTGCTCGCGACTTGCGCCGCCAAGGTAAACACTATACACTCGACCGGAAAACAAGTAGCACTGCCCATTGGGGCAAACTTCTTGATCCGGACGACCTGCTCATCGCAGATCGTATGAGTGCAGCGCGTACCTAGTAGCCAGTAAAGGAGAGGCGTTCCTTTGAACACCTCCTTCACTAGCTCGAGCGTCACTGAGTCAGAAGCAGCCGAAAGGTCGATCGTGGCATAACTACCAGTAATACTCCCTAGTAGGGAGAGATTGGCAGAGATGCTTTGGTCGTGCAGATTGACACGCTGTTGCCAGTATGGACTACTGGAGAACATTGCATCAATACTACGCCTCACGCCTTGCTGGTAGAATTGTAATTCTACCGGCTCGGCCGAGATACCTCGCAGCTTTTTCCACGTCTTGGGAACAGAAATGAAGCGTGATGTCCTAGTGGACTTTTCACTCTTCAACCATGGACAATAGTCCAACTCTGTCCCAAGACTACTACGGCCCAGTAGATATGCGATGCGGCAGTCTGACGCCATGTGTGTGTACTTATCGTACCAACACTTGACACCAGGGTCTGCAACAGCGCCTGGACCGTGCTGAGGAAGAAAAGGCTCTGGCGTCCAATCTTTGAGATGGATGCGCGCAAGCGCATTCATTTCATCGAGGATGCTAGCCACTTCGGGATTTTCCCTTAGTGGCGATGCAGTGGATAAATCCTGCTCAAACTTGATGAAATCGGCATTAGCCGTAATCACTAGGTCTGGGCGGTCTAGCTCAATCTTCGACAGAAATGAGCAGATTTGATGAATCCACCTAACGGCCTCCGTATCCCCAACCTCCCCGTTCTTAGTCCGTTTGCAAATGCTACGGACTAAGGACATAACACAACCTAAGTCATTAGGCACTGTGATCCCTTTCGGGAGGTCGCCTTTGAAGCGACTTGAAGACGACATCTGGTTTAAAAGCCAGGTGTCAACTTCATCAAGGAAACCCAGAACGACCGTAAGGTCGACTGGGGTCTTGCCGCGGAGCAGGTTCATCGCTAAGATGCGACCTGCTCTTCCACAAGAATCCTGAGGACTTACGTCCTCCAGAAGAGTGTTGATGTCGAGGAGAATTCCCACCC